GGTATAGGTGTTGCTGAGAACATGGATGACTCTCAAAAGATTATGAATGGTCATGCTCGTATGGCAATAGATAATCTAGCACTATCAGGATCACTAGTATTTGATGTAGATGAAACTGCCCTTGTGGGTGGACAAAGCATGGAAATATATCCGGGCAAAGTATTCCGCAGACAAGCAGGAGTTCCCGGCACAGCCATAAATGGTTTAAAGTTTCCTAATACATCTACAGAAAACATGATGATGTTTGACAAGTTTAGACAACTAGCAGACGAACAAACAGGGATACCAAGTTACTCACATGGTCAAACTGGTGTTCAAAGCATGACGAGAACAGCGTCAGGGATGTCGATGTTACTTGGAGCAGCTTCACTAAACATAAAGACTGTTATTAAAAATCTTGATGACTTTCTTTTAAGACCTTTAGGAGAAGCATACTTTCAATGGAATATGCAGTTCTTAGAAAGTAAGTTAGGCGTAGAAGGAGACTTAGAAGTTAAAGCTACAGGTACAGCTAGTCTTATGCAAAAAGAAGTAAGAAGTCAAAGACTAACTACCTTTCTTCAAAGTATTCAAAATCCTGCTATTGCCCCGTTTGTTAAAGTTAATAAACTCATTGGAGAGCTTGCATACTCGCTTGATCTTGATCCTGATGAAATACTCAACGATCCAGAAGAAGCAGCTATCATGGCTCAAATTATAGGGATGCAAAATAATGTTGGACAAGCAACTGGCGAAACGCCTCTCACTCCTAACGAGCAACAAGGAGTTATGGGAGGCCCTGAAGGAACACCTCAACAACCTACGGACATTGGAGTTACGGGTACTGGTGGGGGCAACATCGGAACAGGAAATGTACCGCAGTCAGGGGAAGATCAATTCTCTGGAACGCCTAGAGCAGTTGAAGGATGAAATTAGTGAAGCTAAAGGAAGAGACTCCGAGTTATGAAGGAAAGTATTGGTCTTATGGATCAAGAAAATTTTTAACTTACAATGAGTGGATAAAAGAGGAATGGTGTGATGGCAGCAAAAAAGAAGAAGTCAAAAGTAAACGAAGCGGGGAATTACACCAAACCAACAATGAGAAAAACTCTTTTTAATAGAATTAAAGCAGGATCGAAAGGCGGCAAGCCCGGACAGTGGTCTGCTCGTAAAGCTCAAATGTTAGCTAAACAATATAAAGCCAAAGGTGGTGGATATAAATAGGAGGATATAATTATGCCAAAACATTATGGTGATAGAAAAAAGAAAATGATGGGCGGTATGGATAAAAAGAAAAAAGGTATGATGATGGGTGGTATGAACAAAAAGAAAATGATGGGTGGTGGTAAAATGAAGTACTCAATGGGTGGTGAGGTTGCCAAACCAAATTAATTATGGCATTAAAAAAACCACAAAAGAGTCTTAAAAAATGGACAAAACAAAAGTGGCGTACTAAATCTGGTAAGCCTAGTGCTAAGACAGGTGAAAGATATTTGCCAGATAAAGCTATAAAGTCTTTATCATCTAAAGAGTATGCAGCTACAACAAAAAAGAAAAGAGAAGATACAGCAAAAGGAAAGCAACACTCTAAGCAGCCTAAACGTATAGCAAAGAAAACAAGGAAGTACAGAAGAAAGTGAGAGATTTAATACTTAATGCGTTAGCTGCTAAATACTCAGCAGAGTTAGAAGTGCTTGCTGTTAATATAGAAAACTATTTATCTTGTGCTGTAGGTGTTCCTGAACATCCAGACTTAGTTGGTGAAGTAGATAAACTAATAGAACAAGTAGCAGCAGTAGAAGAAAAGTTAAAAATTGTAAGTGACTTATTAAAAATACAGGACATGACAAAACAATGAAAGTAAAAGCTCCCGCAGGATATCACTGGATGAAACAAAAAAATGGTGGCTATAAACTTATGAAACATACTGGTAAGTTTAAAGCACATAAAGGAGCTACATTAAGTGCAAGCTTTGATGTACAAAAAGTTCATAAGGGGAAATAAATGGCTAGTAAATCTAAAAGAAATAGACAGCGTAGAAAAAGAAAAGAAGCATTACTAGCTGCTCCTGATGTTGCTATAACTGTAGCAGTAAAAGAAAAGAAAATGGGTGGAGGTATGATGACTCCTCCTGAAAGAGAAATGTACGCAGAAGGTGGTAAGTTTCCAGACTTAACAGGCGATGGAAAAGTAACACAGGCTGATATTCTTAAAGGCCGTGATGTATTTCAAGAAGGCGGTAAAGCTGAAGAAAGCCCATTACAATTATTCGATCAAATGGGAAAACAAGGAGATAATATTAATTGGGATAGATGGACAACACTAACTAGTGAAGACCCCACAGGCCCGATTGATCCTGCTAGTAAAAAAGGTTTACAACTTATACAAAAGTTAGATAGACAAAGAAGAGAATATGGTGATAGGACTTTTACAGAAGCTTTTACTGATGCTATGTTTAAAAAATATCCTAGAGGAACTAAACCATTGTTGGCTTTTTTAGGAGATGTTAAAGCTAGAAGAAGATTTACAAAAGAAAATCCTAATCTTGTAGAAACTATAAATTCTTTAAAAGAACAAAGAGAAAAAATATTAGAATCGAAAGAAAGAACAAATAAACAAGCAGGAGGCTCTATGATGGTTGCTCCAGAAATGGAAGCTACAGATACCCCTGTAGACACATACCCTAATATACCACCAGAAGAAATGGCAGCAGCAGAAGCTTCACAACTTCCAGATCAACAAATGGAAGATGAGTTTATTGATTATGTATTAAACGAAGCTTTACAGCCTGAAGAACAAACATATTTAATGAACGCTTTAGAAGGCGATCCTCAACTGAGTATGATATTTGACAAAGTTGTAGGAACGGCTTCTGAGTTTACTGGCTCTGGAGAAGTTGAAGGGCCGGGAACAGGAGTCTCAGATTCAATACCCGCCAGATTATCTGATGGTGAATTTGTGATGACTAGAAAAGCTACTGATCAAATAGGTGCAGACAGACTTCAAACAATGATGGACGAAGCTGAACGTGCTTATGATGGTGGCTTAATGAGGAAGGACGAGGATACTGATATAGAAGATGACATGAATAAAGTAATGATGTCTTCTAATCAAATGCCTAGTCTTAACATTAGACAACGATAACGGCTACCTTGAAGTAAAAGCACCATTTTGAATTGTCCGTACAAATAATTCATTGTAATGGCTACCTTTTAAAACTTACAAGCCCCGTGGAGGAAGTATTATGGCTGAAACACAAACTAATCCTGTGGAGGAAAAAGCACCTAATCCTTATAATGCAAAGAAAGATTGGCACACTCCTGATAAACCATCAATGGGTGATGCTGATGGATTATTCTATTCACGACCTAAAGAAGAACAGGCTACGCCTTCTGAGGAATTAGAAACGCCCCCTGCTAAAAATTCTAAGGACGTAAATTATAAGAAAAGGTATGATGATCTAAAGAAACATTACGACAATAGAATTGCTGAGTTCAAACAAAAGGAACAAGAGCTTCTTGCGGAGGCTGCTGACAAAGCACCTGAGTATAAAGCTCCAAAAACTTTAGAAGAACTAGAGCAGTTTAAAGCAAAAAATCCAGACTTGTATGAAACAGTAGAAACTGTAGCTCATTTACAAAGTGAAAATCAAACCGAAGAAATGCGGCAGCAACTCACAGCTTTGCAAGAACGAGAAGCTGACATTATGAAACGAGAGGCTGAAACAGTTCTTAGGGAACGTCATCCAGATTTTGAAGATATACGGGGTGACGATGCTTTTCATGAATGGGCTAAAGAACAACCTGAAGATATACAGAAATGGGTTTATGCTAATAACAGTGATGCTACTTTAGCTAGTCGTGCTATAGACCTTTACAAAATGGAAAAGGGAATAAATCAGCCACCACAAAAGAGGCAGTCCAAGCAACAGGAGAAAAGGTCTGCTGCCGATATGGTGTCTACAAAAACTACAGCGGTGGATGCGAAAGCTCCTAAAGTTTGGACAGAAAGAGAAATTGCTAATATGTCTATTGACCAGTTTGATAAACATGAAGATGAAATCAAACAAGCATTGGCAGAAGGCAGAATAGCAAAATAAGTTTTTGAGGAGATATTACAATGGCTTATAATCAATCTGACCAATATTTTGAACCGTCTACGGATACTAACGCAAACTTTGGTAATTCCGTATCGGGTCAAACAAACTCGTATTTCTTACCTGCAATTTATTCTAAAACTGTTTTAAACTTTTTTAGAAAATCATCTGTAGTAGAAGCAATTACTAATACAGATTATGCAGGAGAGATTGCGGCATACGGTGATTCTGTAAGAATTATCAAAGAACCTGAAATTACTGTGTATCAGTATGAAAGGGGTGCAGACGTAACTGCGACTAAGTTGACAGACCAAGAAATTAACTTGGTTGTTGATACAGCAAACGCATTTAAGTTTATCGTTGACGATATTGAAACTAATATGTCACACGTTAACTTTCGTGACGTTGCTGCATCTTCAGCAGCTTATTCAATCAAAGATGCGTTTGATGAAGGTGTTCTTGCTACTATGTTTAGTGGTGTATCAGCTTCTAGCCCTAATCACATTTTAGGTTCTGACAACGCAACTGATCTAGCAGCAGGTACTTTTGATGGTACTGGTAATCTAGACATAGGCTTTGGTTCATCTGAACATGATCCTATTGATGTGCTTTCACACATGGCACGTTTATTGGATGAGCAGAATGTACCAGAAGAAGGACGATGGTTTGCAGCAAATCCAGAGTTCTATGAAGTACTTGTTCAAAGTTCTTCTAAGCTTCTGTCTGTTGATTACAATGCAGGTCAAGGTTCAATCCGTAACGGACTAGTATCAACTGGTAAGTTGCGTGGATTTGATATGTACAAGACTAACAATATTGCTTCTACCTCTAACGCAGCAGGTAAGTGTATTGGAGGTCATATGTCATCTACGGCAACTGCTCAGACTATTACTAGTACTGAAGTAATTCGTGATCCTGATAGCTTTGGTGATATAGTACGAGGTCTTCATGTTTATGGAGCTAAAGTGCTACGTCCAGAAGCATTGGTTTCTGCGTTCTACGGCATTGACTAAATATTACGGGGGGCTGAAATATGCCCCCTTTAATTTTATTGGAGGTAATTATTATGTGGACTAAACCTACTTATGAAAATGTTAGACTTGGTTTTGAAATCACAATGTATTATAGCAATAGGTAAGGAAATATAGTATGCCACAAATAGGAAGTGAAAAAAATCCAGTGCGGTTTAATGTAAATGATAAAGTTAAAATTCGTGCTGCTTATATGAAAGGTGAGGACAAAAAGAAGTATGATCAAAATTATGATCGTATTTTTAAAAATCATAAAAAGCTTGTGGAATAATTATGGCTACTACATTTTTACAATTAACAAATGAACTATTAAGGGAGTTAAATGAAGTAGTATTAACTTCCTCAACTTTTTCTAGTGCTGTAGGTATACAAGCACACGCAAAAGATTGTATTAATAGATCATACTTAGATATAGTTAATGAAGAACCTCAGTGGCCTTTTCTAGCTACAGGCGAAAGCGGTGCTACCGATCCTATGTATGGTAATGTATCAGTAGATACTGTAGCAGGTACAAGATGGTATGAATTAAAAGCTGCTAGTTCATCTATAATAAATGACTATGGCTCTATAGATTGGGATAACTTTTATTTAACTACAGTAAGTGTAAGTGGTGAATCAGCTCCTTACGTTTCTAAAAATTTAAGATTTGTAACTATAGAAAAATGGAAAGACTTTAGAAGGGCTAGAGAAAATGCTGATGATGCTGATCAAGCAGTAGGAGGAGAACCTAATCTTGTTATTAGAAGTCCAGATTCTAGAAAGTTTGGATTAAGTCCTATACCAGATAAAGTTTATAAGGTTTGGTTTTTTGCTTACGATCTTCCTACAGAACTATCTGCACATAGTGATGCAGTAGTTTTTCCTGATATATACAAAACAGTAATATTATCTAAAGCTAGATATTATACACATCAATTTAAAGACAACCCTCAAATGGCTGCTTTTGCCTTAGAAGATTATAAAAAAGGATTGAAAAGCATGAGGGAAAACTTAATAGGGACAGTTCCAACATTCATGTCTGATGACAGAGTTAGGTTTGATTAACTATGCAAGCATTTGGTTTATCATGTCAAGGCGGTCTAAACACTAATCTAAACCAGTTTCAGATGTTACAGCAACCGGGATTTGCTACAGAGTTACAAAACTTTGAAGTTGATCCTGATGGCGGTTACAGAAGAATAAATGGTTATACACTTTATGGTGGTAGTAGTGCAGCAAGACCTAATGGTTCTAATGCAATATTAGGACTTTTTGTTTATGGCGATGGTGTTATTGCAGCATCAGGTACTAATCTTTATTTTAGTTTAGATGGCACAAGTTGGTTGCAAATAAATCGTTCTAGTGTAAGTGGGTCAGGAGATAATTACTCTACATTTACAGGAAGAAGTACAGCATCTAGAACAAATCAATCATATGCAAACTTTGCATTGTTTGAAGGAAACACTACTTATGGTGAAGTAGTAATAACTGATGTAGGTTCTGGTGCAAAACCTGCTTTATTTAAAATGACAGGTACAGGTGGTATATCAGATAGAACTTTCTTTTATGAAGAAATTACAGTAAGCGGTACACATTATCCAAAACAATGTACTATACATGATAAACACTTAGTAGTTGCAGGAGCAGCCACAGCACCTAATACTATATTTTATAGTGGCACAAGTGATATAAATGATTTTACTTCAACGGGTTCTGGTAGTATTGCACTAGATGATCAAGTAGTAGGATTAAGTAGTTTCCGTGGTGATTTAATTATATTTTGTAAAAATAGTATTTATAAACTATCTAATATAAACGATTCTAACTCTATAGCTATAACACCTATTACACAAAACGTAGGTTGTTTAGATGGCAGAAGTATTCAAGAGATTGGTGGTGATCTTATCTTTTTAAGTCCTGATGGCTTTCGTTTAGTTGCAGGTACAGCGCGTATTGGTGACGTAGAGTTAAGTTCAGTATCAAGACAAATACAATCTATTGTAGCTTCTTTAGCTGCTAATATAGGTTCTTTAGTTATATCTAGTGCAGTATTAAGAAGTAAATCTCAATATAGATTATTTTATAGTGCAGGTTCAGCTTCTACTACTACAGCAAAAGGTATTATAGGAACAATAACACCACAAGGTTTTGAGTGGTCTGAAACAATAGGAATACAAGCTCATGCTTTTACATCAGGTTTTGATGCTGATAGTGTAGAACAAATATATCACGGAGATAAAGATGGCTATGTATATAATCATAATACAGGCAATGCTTTTAATCCCGGTGGAACAGAGACAAATATAGATGCAAGATATAAAACACCTAATTTAGATTTTGGAGATGCAGGAACATTAAAAACATTACACTATACAAAAATATCTTTTACGCCTGAAGGAACAGTGCAGCCTACATTAAAGATAACATATGATTTTGATGATACTAATAGACCGCAGCCTTTAAATTATACTTTAGATTCAATACCAACTCCGGCAGTATTTGGAGATTCAACATTAGGAACAGCAGTATTTGGAGCTTCTCAAGACCCTATGGCAAGACAGGCAGTACAAGGAAGTGGACACAACATAGCCTTTAAAATATTTAGTCAAGATACTAATGCACCTTATTCAATAAATGGTTTCTATGTAGACTATAGACCTTCCGGTAGGAGATAATAATGGGTACAAGTTATGTAAGACAGAGTTCAATGGCAGATGGAGATACTATAACTGCCGCTTTATTTAATGATGAATTTAATAGACTATTAACTGCTTTTTCATATGCTTCTAGTAGTACTACTGGACATCAACATGATGGTACTGCCGGGGAAGGCGGTAATGTACCTACTATTGGTGATCAAGATTTTTTAAATAAACTTGCAGTAGACAGTACAAATAATCGTTGGGGATTTTTTGTTGAAGTATCAAGTGCAGCAGTAGAACAGATTCGTATTCAAGATGGAGCTATTGTACCTGTTACAGATAATGATATTGATTTAGGAACAAGCTCATTAGAATTTAAAGATGCTTACTTTGATGGGACAGTTACTACAGATGCTTTAGTAGCAGATACAGCCGATATAAATGGCGGTACAGTGGACGGAGCTACTATTGGTGCTAATTCAGCAAGTACAGTTGTAGGTACAACTATTACAGCTAATACTGCTTTTGTACCTGATGCTTCTGATGGTGCTGCTTTAGGTACTAGTTCATTAGAATTTAGTGATCTTTATTTAGCTGATGGTGCTGTTGTATATTTTGGAGATGATCAAGATGTATCGTTAACTCATGTAGCTGATACAGGACTTCTTCTTTCTAGCACTGATCAATTACAGTTTGGTGATTCTGGTACTTATATACATCAATCAGCAGACGGAGTTTTAGATTTAGTTGCTGATACTGAAATAGAAATAAATGCTACTACTGTTGATATAAATGGTGCAGTAGATGTATCAGGTAATTTAGAAGTAGGAGGAAATCTTACAGTTACAGGAACTACTACTTTAAATGGGGGTACATTAACTCTTGGTGATGCTGCAACTGATAATGTTGTTTTTGGAGCAGATGTAAACAGTAGTATTATTCCAAACACAGATAGTGCTTATGATTTAGGTTCTTCTAGTCAAGAGTGGCGAGACTTATATATTGATGGTACAGCTTATTTAGATGCTATAAATTTTAATGGAACAGCTATTAGTTCAACAGCAGCAGAATTAAATATACTAGATGGTGTTACTGCTACTACTGCTGAATTAAATATAATGGATGGAGTTACTTCTACTACAGCAGAGTTAAATACTCTTGATGGTGTTACCGCAGTTGTAGGAGAATTAAATTATTTAGACTTAGGTAGCACCGCAGTAGGAACAGCTATAGCTTCTAAAGCAGTTGTATTAGATTCTAATAAAGATTATACAGGTATAAGAAATCTTACTATCTCAGGCGATCTTACTATTAGTGGTGATGATCTTACAATGGGAACGAATACCGCAGGTCATATTTTAGTTGCTGATGGCACTAATTTTAATCCTACTGCTGTCGGAGATTTATCTGAAATATCAACTGTAGCTAACGATGATGTTTTTCTTGCAATAGATACATCTGGTGGTGGATTAAAAAAGATTTCTCGTAGTGCGATAGTGTCTGGATTAGCTACTTCTGGTTCATCAATTTCTAATGTAGTTGAAGATACTACCCCTCAACTGGGTGGTAACTTAGACACTAATAGTCACAATATTTTAATTGATGATGCACATTTTATTGGTGATGAAAACGGTAATGAACAAATAATATTTCAAACTACTAGTTCAGCCGTTAATCAATTTGATGTAACAAATGCTGCTACAGGAAGTCCTCCTAAGTTATCAGCAACAGGCGGTGATTCTAATATAGATTTAGATATAGAAGCAAAAGGAACAGGGCATATAACAGTAAGAGGAAATACTAACTCAGGTGCTATTCAATTTAATTGTGAAAATAATAGTCATGGACAAATAGTAAAGTCGCAACCTCATTCAGCAAGTGTAACAAACGTATTAACTCTTCCTGCTGGAGCAGACTCAACATTAGTATCTCTTGTATCTACAGATACTCTTACAAACAAAACACTTACAAGTGCTGTATTAAATACAGGCGTTAGCGGTACAGCAGTTCTTGATGAAGATAACATGGCTTCTGATTCAGCAACTAAAATAGCTACACAACAATCTATTAAAGCTTATGTAGACTCTCAGGTTGACAGTACAGAGTTCGTTCTTGAAGATGATGATGGTACTGAGGTAACTGTTTCTAATGCTAAAGAAATTAAGTTTATTGGATCAGGTATTACAACAAACTGGACTGATACAGACAACGGTACAGATGGCGATCCTTATGATTTAACTTTTACAGTAGATGCAGCACAGACAGGAATTACTTCATTACTTGCAACTGACATAAAAATTGGTGAAGACGATCAAACTAAAATAGATTTTGAAGATGCTAATAAAATTAATTTTTATGCAGGAAATGAAAAACAATTAATTTTAGAAGATGGTGTATTGTATCCCGGCTCTGATAATATTATTGATCTTGGTAAATCTGATAATGAATTTAAAGATGCTTTTTTTGATGGGACAGTTACAGCAGATGCTTTTGCAGGGCCATTAACAGGAAATGTTACAGGTAATGCTTCTGGTACAGCAGCTACAGTTACAGGAGCAGCACAATCTAATATTACCAGTTTAGGAACTTTAACAACTCTAACAGTTGATAATGTTATTATAAATGGAACAACAATAGGTCATACAGATGATACTGATTTAATAACACTAGCTGATGGTGTAGCTACTGTAGCAGGAGAACTTGATGCAACAAGTTTAGATATTAGTGGAGATGCAGATATAGATGGCACAACAAATCTTGATGCCGTAGATATAGATGGTGCAGTACAAATAGATGGTGCAACTACTTTTGGTGTAGATGATACTGGTGTAGATGTTAAGTTTTTTGGTGCTACTTCAGGAGCTTATTTGCTTTGGGATGAAAGTGCAGATAAACTATTAACAGCAGGTGGCACGACAATAGATGTTGTTAAAGATAAACTATTGATAGGCAGCACAGCAGTTACTACAACAGCAGCAGAACTTAATATCCTTGATGGGGTTACAGCAACTACAGCAGAACTTAATATCCTTGATGGGGTTACAGCAACTACAGCAGAGCTAAACTATTTAGATTTAGCAACACTAGGAAGCACAGCAGCTTCTAAGGTTGTATCAGCAGATGCTAATGGTGTTGTTAGATTTACAGGTGGTATACATGAAGAAGCTACAACTGTTACTTCTTCTTCTAATGCAACTACTGTAAATTTAAGAGATGGTACAAATTTTTTACATGATCTTACTGAAGCTACAACTTTTACATTTAGTAATCCTCCTACTGAAGCGTGTATATGGTCATTAAAAATAATTCAAGACTCGACGGCTAGAGCAATAACTTGGCCTAATACAGTAGATTGGCCGTCTGCAACAGCCCCAACATTAACCTCAACAAATGATGGTGTAGATATATTTGTATTCTTAACAATAGATGGTGGTACTATTTGGTATGGATTTACTGCCGGACAAGCAATGGGTTAAAGGAATAAATTATGTCAGGTGGAGCTAAAAAATTATTACACGCTGCTGCGGGAACTCTTGCTGCTTCAGGAGGGGTAACTAATGTAGAAAATATTTTTTCTGTAAATATGCATATCGGTAATGATACAGATGGAACTTCAACTCAAGATATAGACAACGGAATTGATTTAGCAGACAAAGGTGGTCTTGTTTGGGTTAAAAATAGAAGTAGTACTAATGGGCATGTTTTATCAAGCAGTCCAAACAACATGATGTTTAGTAATCAAGACTATGCCAATAGCACAGCTACGGTATATATAAAAGCTTTTAATGATAATGGATTTACTACTGGCCCTTCATCCGGCGTAAATTATGGTACTAACAACTACGTTAGTTTTACATTTGCTAAACAACCGGGATTTTTTGACATTCAAACTTACACTGGTGATGGCTCAAGTAATAAAGTTATAAGCCATGATTTAGACGCTATTCCGGGTTTATTGCTAGTAAAGCGTACTGATTCAACAGGAGATTGGTATGCACAATGGGGTGCATCAAATGATCACTATTACAAATTAAATTCTAATGGCGCAAAAGTTTCAGATGGCTCATTTTGGGGAACTAATAGTTTTACTAACACACAATTTGGAGTTGGAGGTACTGCTAATACAAACAATATTAATGGGGCGAGTTATGTTGCTTATATTTTTGCAAATGGTAGCGCACCCGCAGGATATGGAGAGGCAGGTTGTCATATATTTGGTGAAGATGGAGATCAACAAATTGCTACAACAGGTTCTTTTGATACTGATGGATCAGGAGATGCAAACATAGACATTGGATGGGAACCACAATGGATACTTTTAAAACCTACTACTGTGGGTAGTTGGGTTCTAGTAGATAGTAAAAGAGGTATGCCAACAAGAATGCCAACTTATGATGATTCTATTCCCGGTAATCGTCTTTTATATGCACATGCAACGAGTGCTGAAAGTAGTACAAAAGGTTATATCACAATTAACGATAATGATGGTTTTGCAGTACAACTCAGCGCGAGTAAAACTTATAAATATATAGCTATTAGGAGAGACACTAAAATTCCTGAAGCGGGTACTGAAGTATTTTCACGTTTAAAAAATACAAATTCGAATGTAGATACTCATAGTGCAGGTTTTGATCCTGATACTGCATGGGTATTAAGGCAAACTCAAAATGCTAATAATGAAAGATATTTTATGAGTAGGCTAACTGGTTTAGATAGAAAAGCTAGTTTGAACGATAATGGTACTTTCGGTACAACTACTAACGCATTTAATCCTACCACTGAAAGTAATAAATACACCAGTATATATATTGATGACACTACTTCAATAAGTTACGCATTTAAAGTAGCTCCAAAAGTTTTTGATCATCAAGTAGTTTTTGGAGATGGTTCAGGTAGTACAGCAAAAACACATGAACATAATTTAGGTGTTACTCCTGAAATGATAATTGTAAAATATGTAGATTATAGTGGTTCTTTCTTTGGTAAAGATTGGTACGTTTATCATTCGGCAGGAGGCACTGGTAAATATTTACGACTAAATACCAATGCTGCTTTTGCTACTAGTTCAGGAATGTTTGGAACAGTCTCTTCAACACAATTTACTTTAAATCAATATTTAAATAATGCTTCTGACGAGCCTACTTCTGTACAATTATTTGCCACATTAGCAGGGGTATCAAAAGTCGGCTCAGTATCTCATTCTGGTTCGACTGATGTAGATTGCGGATTTAGCAGCGGAGCTAGATGGGTAATGGTAAAGCGTACTGATTCAACAGGAGATTGGTATGTCTGGGATACAGCAAGAGGCATTGTAAGTGGTAATGATCCTTATTTTCTTGTAAATAATAAGGATAATGCAGAGACTACAAATACAGATTACATAGACCCGCTTTCGTCAGGATTTACTCTAACATCCAGTTTCACCGCCGGGACATATATATTTTTAGCTTTTTCTTAGGAGATAACAATGTCAAACGAATATCGTCTTAAATCAGACGGCAGTATAAAAACTAAACAAGAACTTATAGCAGCTAATAAAAATATGTCTATGCCTAAAGTATGGGGAGAAGATGTACATAAAGCTTTAGGAGTTGATGTAGTTTTTGAAACACCACAACCTGATTTAAGCGGAAACTATAAAAAAATTATTAGAGATGGTGTAGAACAAAACGCTAAAGATCAATGGGTTCAAAAGTGGGTAGAACAAGATATGTTTGCTGCTACGACTGTCGATGGTGTAACTACAACTAAGGCAGAACATGAAGCGGCTTATCAGGCTACGTTAGATGCTGATGCTGCTGCGAAAGCAAGAAAAATACGAGATGATTTATTAATTGAAACAGATTGGTTAGGACTATCAGATGTTACAATGTCTTCTGCTTGGGCTACTTATCGGCAAGCCCTTAGAGATGTGCCGGAGCAAGATGATTTTCCACATACTATAACATGGCCTGATAAACCTTAGTGAAAGTTTTATTTATTTTAATAGTAACCATAGGAAATCAAGAAGTAGATCAATCCTGTGAGCAAGCTTTATGTTTTCAATCTATTGATAGATGTCTTTATTTTGCAGATAGAATAAACAACCAACCTAAAGCCCCAGAAATAAAAGCTCATTGTCAACATATAAATGCAGACAGAGATTCAAGGTGGTATAAATAGTATGGAAAATGTTATATTTTTAAATCCTAAAAATAAAGATAAGTTAATAGAAAGTGCTTCTTTAGAACTTTCACAGTATCTTGTAAATCAAGCAGATAAGGGTGTACCGCTAGAAGCTTTAATAGGTCTTTTAGATGTTTATAAAACTAATATAACTCTTGAACTTTTAACCTTTGAGGATAAGTAGTATGGCTACTAAGAAAAAGGGAACTATGAAAGGCCACACTATTAAAGGTGGTCATAAGCGTCCGACTAAATCTGGTGCAGGTATGACCAAGAAGGGTGTGGCTAAATATCGTAGAGACAACCCCGGCTCTAAACTCAAGACAGCCGTTACTGGTACAGTAAAGAAAGGAAGTAAAGATGCAAAGAGGCGTAAGTCGTATTGTGCGCGTTCTGCGGGTCAGATGAAAAAATTTCCAAAAGCAGCTAAAGACCCTAATTCTAGATTGCGTCAAGCAAGAAAAAGGTGGAAGTGCTAATGAATATGTCTGAACAAGAAGTAGAATCACTTATTCAAAAGGCTGCTCAAGAGGGTGCTAAACAAGCTCTAAGAGAAGTAGGGTTATCAGATGGTGAAGCCTATGATGATGTTAAAGAGCTTAGAGGATTACTAGATGCTTGGAGAGCTACTAAAGTCACAGTAGGGCAAACAGTAGCTAGGATGTTAACAACGGCAGTTTTGACTGCACTTGCAGTAGGTATTTACATGGGATGGGGAGAGTAACTATGTTAACTTTTTTAAATGAGTTATTAGAAAAAATGCAAACTTCTTTAACACGCGCTAAAGATAAGTTAGATGAAAGGTCTGTTTTAAAGAATAGAGCTTTAGTCTATGCAGGTGTTTTAGTCGTTATACTTCTTGGAATAGCAATAGCAATTTAAAGGATATAAATTATGCTTGGATTAGTAGATAAATTAATTGGCCCTGTATCTAGTATCTTAGATAAGTTTGTAGAGGATAAAGATCAGCGTTCACTGTTGGCACATGAAATAGCAACTATGAGCGAAAGACACGCTCAAGCTACTATCCAAGCACAACTAGAAATAAATAAAACTGAAGCAGCACATAACAGTTTATTTGTTGCAGGATGGCGACCCGCTATAGGATGGGCTTGTTGTTTGGGCATGGTTGGTAACTTTCTTATAATCCCATTTGCTAACTTTGCGTTGGCTTTAGCTGATACAGATATAGTTATACCATTAATTGATTTACAAACTATGATGCCTGTTCTTCTAGGTATGCTTGGTCTAGGTGGACTAAGAACCTTTGAAAAGGTTAAAGGTGTTCAGAGAGAGAAATAATTATGGCTAGAAAAAGAGCATACAAGAAAAGAGTAGACTATCGTAAGGGTGGTAGAGTTTCTTATCAAATTGGTGGTATGACTGACGAAGATAGGCAAGAAGCTCTTGGAGCTATTAATCCTGTTGCACCTTCTCCTACTCCTACTGCTGCACGAAGCAATGTACCTACTAAATCTTTTACTCAGACAGATGTAGATAAAGCTGTTGCTGATCTTAATGCAGGTAGAAGAACTGCTGCTGATCTTGCAAGAGAGTATGGTGTTTCTACAGATTATGTTAATCAAAACTTAGCATCTATAAATACAGCTTCAGGCTATACGCCTCCTGCTGCTCAAAATACTATACAGGACAAGCAGATACTACCTATAGGCAGTGGTGTTGATCCTGCACCTGCACCTGCACCTGATCCTGCTCCGGCTCCAACTACTACTATTCCACCTATTACTGATTCTACTATAGCTGCTATACCTGCTGATGGTAGATACAATGCTTCTGAAACTCAACAAGTAGTCGATGCTCTTAATGCAGGAACAATAACTTCAGCCCAAGCTGCTGATAAGTTTGGAGCTACTGTAGCACAAGTAGAAGCAGAACTAGCTAGACAAAATCAACAAGCAGCAGGGGAAACTGTTACTGGGCTTGATCCGTTTGCAGGAGTAGGAGGAGTTCAAGCAGCTACTAGACCTACATTATTAAAGAAAGCTCAAGAAGCTCAGATGGCTGCTATTGATACTTCAACTAAAGCAGATGGTACTACAGCACCGGGAGCTTTTATATCTGATTATGATAGAATTGATCCTAATTTATTATTTGATGATAGGACAGCAGTTGCTTTAGACCCAACAAAAGGTATAACAGCAGATGCAGATATAAAATCCGTAGCTGATTTTGTAGATATACTAGCACCTAAAGGAGTATCTAAGTCAGCTTTTACAGCAGCAAAGGCTAGTGTAGATCAAGCAGCTAAAGCAGGTACAGTAACTCCTGCAAACTATAATGCAGCTTTAGTAGATGTTTTAAATAGTCCACAGTTTGCACAGAATAGTAATAGACCTCCTGTTACAGTAGATGAAATTAATGCTCTAACTGAAAGAGCGCAAGCAGCACAGTTTAGTGCAGAACAATTAAAAACTGGATTAGGTAGAAGAACCACAGACGTTGGTTTATCTGATACTGCATTTGTAGAAAAAATAGAGCCTAGAGATCAAGTAACTTTATCACCAACTAAAGAAGCTGAAAAGCAAACTAGAGAAGCTATAACAGGTACATCAGCTACAGGTGATGCTGCTAGAATTACAGACACTATAGACTATGATTCTTATAAACGTAGAGAAGTTACAGGTACAGCAGCTAAAGATGCGGCAGTTCAGTTTACAGCAGAGACAGCTAATATACCTGCTAACTTAGCAAGGACTATAGTAGAAGACCCTGCTAAAGTAGAAGCTCAGATAGACAATGAAGCTCCTGAAGTTATTGCAGCAGTAGCAGCGTTACCTCAAGAAGCTTTAGTATCTTCACAGATGGAAACACTTTTAGCAGGTATGGAGTCTGGTAATATACCTACATGGGCTAGACCTGCTTATGATGCTGTTAATCAAAACATGACTCAACGAGGCATAGATGCTTCTACTGTAGGACGAGATGCTTTATTTAATGCTATTATACAAAGTGCTATACCTATAGCTCAAAGTAATGCACAGGCTTTACAGACTAGAGCAGCACAGAATCTTTCTAATGAGCAACAGGCTAATCTGCAAAGATCACAGTTAGATGCTACTAGAAGAATGAACAACTTAGCAAATCGTCAGACAGCAGAGTCGCAGTCAGCGCAGTTTGCACAGAACTTAAATGTTCTTCAAAGTCAGTTCAATCAAGAAAGAGATACTTTGTCTGCTAATCAACAGCA